CACCGAGATGAATTCACATATGCCTCTTTTTCTGAGGGTGAGAAACAGAGGATCGATATGGCTCTGATGTTAACATGGCGTTCTGTTGCAAAGTTGAAGAACTCCACTAATACGAATCTTTTAATTTTAGATGAGGTTTTTGATTCGAGTCTTGATGCTAATGGTACAGAATACCTAATGAACATTTTACATATGTTAGAAGATGTTAATCTGTTTGTTATCAGTCACAAGGGTGACATTTTGCAAGATAAGTTTCGATCCGTAATTCGGTTCGAGAAGGTGAATAATTTTTCTAGGATGACGAAATGAGTGATGTGATTACAATTGATACGGGAGTTGGTGTTTCATCTCAATTAAGAGTTGAAGCTTTACCTTTATATACCGATAACTATAAAATGTTGCGTGAAATTATGCCTGAGTATGATGTCACGAAGTTGCCTAATAATGATATTTCTTTGTTGATTGCTAGATTGAAATTCACGATGAAGAAGTTTGCTGGTGTCGGATTGTCATCTAATCAGTGTGGTATTAAGCGAAGAGTTTTTGTTGTTGGTTATGAAGATTTCCAACTCACTTGCATTAATCCAAAAATTATTAAAATATATGGTGAATTGGAAAAGGCTCGTGAAGGTTGTTTATCTTCACCTGCATTGACATTGAATGTTTCTAGATACAAAAAGATTGATGTGGAATTTTATGATGAAAACGGAAATGTACATCAACTTACAATGGATGGTTTGACGGCTCAATGTTTCCAACATGAGTTAGATCATATGAATGGCATCTATTTTACCGATCATGTTGGTGAAGTATCTCTTCTTTTAGCTAAACAAAAGCAAACCAAAATTATCAAAAAATACAAGAGAAGTAAATAATGGCTTACAATTTTGATCCTAAAGATGATGTTGAGACGCAATGGGCAAAATGGCAGGAGTTCAATCCTGTCGAATCGTTCGAGGAAGTGGACGAAACAAAATTAAAGGAAAAACTTATTGTAGATTTATCTTATGTTTCACAGATGGATGTTAAAGAGTATACCCTTTACCAGAAATGGTGTGAGATTCATGAGAAATATCCTACCGTAAAAAATTTAACCGTATTCGGTGATGAAGAGGTGTTCCTTGAGGATGCAAATCAGAGAAAGTACATTGATGCCGTCAAGAAAAACATTTGGGTGCCGGAATCGGCTGAAGATTATTTGAATCTACAACCATTACTGGAGTACACAGATGACTCTGGATCGATCACCTCGAAGTCTGTTGACGGTACGAACATTCAATTGGATAAGAAGAGAAGTAAAGAATTACCAGAACAATGGAATACAGCAAGAAACTTTATCTCTACGATGAAGAATAATAGTAATATCGGCAGAAACTTAAATTTCATGGTGAAAGATGGAAAAACTAATAAGTACTTGGGTGTGGTGTGCATATCTTCTGACTTCCTTGACCTTACACCTAGGGATAATGTTATTGGTTGGCCTAGGGACTTAAAGACCACAGGTGGTATGATCAATCATACCGCAATCGGTTCTACTATTGTTCCCTTTCAACCACTAGGTTATAATTATGTCGGTGGTAAATTGTTAGCTCTCTTGTGCCTGTCTGATGAAGTGCAGACACTTTGGAAAAAACAATACGGTGATACTTTAGTGGGTGTCACAACGACTTCTCTCTACGGTAAAACCAAACTGAATGGGTTATCACAGTATGATAACTTAGATCATTGGCAGAAAATGGGATTTACTTCTGGTTCGGTTTCATTTGAACCTTCCCGTGAAACTAGATATATGGTCAGAAGTTGGTTAAAGAAGTATCATACTCGCAAGTATTTCGAGTGGTATGTTGCTAAGAAATCCAGTGGTCAGCCATACAAGAGAGATCATAAGAATCGTTCATTGAATTTCACATATTCAAAGTTCGGTATTGCTAAAGAGTTGATTCGTTCAGAACACGCTAGAGGAATATATTTCAGTCCATTATATAACAACACATATGAATTTCTGCGTGGTGAAATAAAAGAAGATCAATTGGTTAAATCGTTTGATACTTCATATGAATCTTTAGTGTCGATATGGAAAGAAAAACATGCCAAAGGAAGAATTAAACAACTCACGAAAAAGAATACCGTTTCTTACGAATCTCTTTTTTATGACAATTTGATATACATGTCCTGGGAAGAATGTAAGGCGAACTACCTAGGGCAAGTTGGGCGATAATGAAAAAAAGTGCTTGACTTTGTGACAGGATGCCTATATAATTATATACTTGCGGTGTGATAGTCAGAGGTGAGTGTCCAACTTGTCTTTTTGGTGCGATTCCAGAACACCGCTCCAATTACCCAACAGATGTTGCATAAAAACAACATCTGTTTTTTTATGCTTGACGGGTAAGTATAATACTGTTATAATGGTTCTATGTTAATGAGGAAACATTATGAAATCACCAATCAATAACGATTATTCCCATACTCTTCTAGAACAGGAAGAGATGATGTTTTATTCTTGCCTCAATGATACGTTGGATGCTTTCCGAACTTTCGGTATAAAAGACATGTTGAAAGAAGTACAGAAAGATCCCAAACTGAATTCTCAGTTGGTCGATTTTATTAACTCCTTCCAGAAAAAATAATGTTTACAACACAATCAAAATCTCAGTTAGCCAAATTATTGGCTGTAGAAAATATTACGGTTGAACACCGTAAAATGCAAACTGCAAAATTCGATGTAAAGAATCGTGTTTTGTATTGTCCAATCTGGAAAGAAATGTCTTCCTCGATGTATGATCTTTTAATGGGTCATGAAGTTGGTCACGCATTGTTTACTCCAGCGGATGGTTGGCATGATGCAATTTGTGAGAAAGGTGCAAACTATAAATCTTTCTTGAATGTTATTGAAGATGCTCGAATTGAGAAAAAGATCAAACGTAAATATCCTGGAATTAAACGTCCTTTCGTTGAAGCTTATACTAAACTAATCGAAGATGATTTTTTTGGTATCGGATACAGGAATGTAAATAATTTACCTTTTATTGATCGTATCAACCTTTTCACTAAACTGGAAGGTTCGATTGCCATCAAATTTACCGATTATGAGCAAACACTTGTTGATAGAGTTTTGGCCGCAGAATCATGGAATGATGTTACTGTTATTGCTGATGAGATTTATGGCTATTCTAAAGATGAACAGCAATCTATGGCTCAAGAGCAGGCAAAATCATATCAAATGAATGATGATGATGATGAAGATTCACAAGAGATGGAATCTTCTGAAACTGATTCTGAAGACGGTGAAGAATCGGAAGAAGATGTAAATTCTAATGATGAAAGTGAAGAATCGTATGAGGATCTGGATGAAGAAGATGCGAATTCTAATTCCGACTTAGAACCATCTTGTGGTACAGATGATGCTTTTCGGCGAAATGAAATTAAGTTATTGGATGAAAAATCGAAAGAATATATCTATCTAGACTTACCTAAATTTAATATGTCGAATGTTTTGACACCCTCAAAGATTGTACATCAAAGGATGTCCGAGTTTTTTCAATTGAAATATGAAGATTATTTCGATATTTCTAATAGAGTTCTAAGTGAATTTAAGAATAAAAACAGTAGATATATTTCCTTGTTAGCCAAGGAATTTGAAATGAAAAAGTCGGCGAAAAATTTTACTAAAAGTAAAATTTCGGAAACAGGTGATATCGACTTAAATAAAATATACAAATATCAAGTTGAAGATAACTTGTTTCGTAAACTTACCACCAAATCTAAAGGTAAGTCGCATGGATTGGTTCTGATTTTAGATAAATCCGGATCGATGCGGAATAATATGGGTGCATCGATTGAACAGATTCTTGTACTTACAATGTTTTGTCGTAAAGTTAGTATACCATTTGTTGTATATGGATTTGGTAATAGTGAACCTGCACGTAACTCTGATTTTCCCGATAAAGAATTAAGTTCTGTATTTGAAAAGAAAGAAAATAGTTTCAATTTTTTAGATATATATTTGAGGGAATATCTTTCTTCTACAATGAAGACGAATGAATTTAATGAGTCAGTTAAAAATCTTTTATTATTAAAAAATTGTTTTGATAATGGTTTAAGATATCCTAAAAGTGAAAGTTTATCTAGCACACCTTTGATTGAAAGTATGGTGGTTTTACAGTCAATTGTCAAATCATTTAAAAAATCCAATAATTTGGATATTGTGAACGTGGTTTTGGTGAATGATGGTGATGCGGATGAAATTGATGGATGGATGACTAAATCTGGAGACAATGAACATGTTGTCAGAAATTATATGAATCTATCTTATCATAATTTTTTCTTGGTTGATAAAGAAAATAGATATCAAGCTAAAATAGAATCACATGAACATTTTCACTGGAATTATGATGATGGTGTACGTATTGCTGTATTCGAGTGGTTTAGAAAAACGACTGGTTCTAAAATTTTCGGATTCTTTTTGACCGAATCGCCACCTAGTGCAATGAAAAAAAGTATTATATTAAAGTATAAAGACGAAAAAGGAAAAGACATAGCTAAAATATTGGGTGTTCATCATAAAACACATTATAGAAAATTAGATGCGGGAACAATTGTTAACGATTTGTTTAAGAAATTAAAAGAAAATAAATTTCTTGTATCTTATAATGAAGGCTATAATACATTTTTTATATTACCGGGTGGTAATAATTTGAGTATCGAAGATGAAGAGTTGGAGATTTCGGGCAATGTTACCGTAAATAAACTTAAGACCGCCTTTACCAAACTAGGTAAACTTAAAAGCAACAATAGAGTCTTGGTTTCCGAGTTTATCAAAGGAATCGCTTGACAGGCAACTGTGAACATGTTATGATGGTATTGTTAACTTGATAAGGTCATTTGTGATGAGAAAAGAAAACAAAGAAATTCGTGAGAAGTTTTTGAGTGCTCTAACCACTTTAGGTAAATCCACAGTTAGTCGCTCTGATATTTCTGAAGTGTGTCGTAAAATTGGAGTTGCAACGGTTCATTGGTTCACTAATGATCCAGAAAATAAATTGTCCCGTGGTGTTTATAAAGTTCCTGTACTAGCGGAAATGGCCGGACAGGTTTTACCAATGAGAAAAGTCGAAGTGAAAGAAACCACTAAAATTTCAAGTGTATCAACAGATTTGGAAACTGAAAGTTTGATACCTTCACTGTATTCAAACTATGTTCCCTTTGGACATTATGACGATTTGATTCGAATCGTTGCATCAAAGAAATTCTATCCAATTTTCATCACAGGACATTCAGGTAACGGTAAAACAATGTCTGTTGAACAGGTTTGTGCCAAGCTTGGTCGTAAATTTCTCTGTGTCTCAATGACACCCGAAACTGATGAAAGTGATTTGTTAGGTAATTACATCCTAATCAATGGTCAGATGGAGTGGCGAGATGGTCCTGTTACTGTTGCTGCTCGTCAAGGTGCAGTACTCTGTATCGATGAAATTGATTATGGTGCTCAAAACCTTTCATGCTTACAACGTGTACTTGAAGGTAAACCGTTCCTTCTGAAAAAGAAGAATGAAATTGTCAAACCAGCTGAAGGTTTTACCGTTATTGCTACTGCGAACACAAAAGGTAAAGGTTCTGATGATGGTCGCTATATGTTCACCAATGTATTGAATGAATCCTTCCTCGAACGATTTTTGAATACATATGAACAAGATTGGCCTCCTGTTGCCATTGAGAAGAAAATTTTAAAGAAAGAAATGAAATCTCAAGGTAAAACGGATGATGATTTTGCAAATAAATTGGTTGATTGGGCTGATGTTATTCGTAAATCATTTTCGGAAGAAGCGACTGACGAAGTGATTTCCACCCGACGTCTTGTGCATATTGCCAAGACATATGGTGTATTCGGTGATCGAATTAAATCTATCGAATTGTGTCTAAATCGTTTTGACGAAGATACAAAATTGTCTTTCATTGACCTATACAATAAGTTAGATACAGAAATTAATAAACCTGAGGAAACTGTTCAGGCAACTACAGAGTCGAATGCCGGGGAAGAAATTCCTTTCTGATCATGTTTGCCTAATAAACGCTTGACAACCGTATCTGTTTGATGTATAATTTAGTTTAAGTAGTCGGGGTTTTGATTCACACCCTTAGTATTGCAAGTGAATCATTTTAATATTATAATTATGGAGTTTTACATTATGTCTACAAAATCGAAAATCCTTTCGTATCTGAGCAAGTCTGGTAAATACAACACATTGACCGCTGCAAAAATGCAGTCTATGTTTGGCGCACAGAATCCTTCCGCAACCGTTGATTCACTGCGTAAAGAAGGTAATGCAATTTACCTGAACACTCGTACACTTGACAGCGGCGAGAAAGTTTCGTATTACCGTCTTGGTACACCAACCAAGCGCATGGTTGCTGCTGGCATTATTGCTCTGCGCCAAAACGGTGTGAACACATTCGCCTAATTTAGTAGCGAAAGCGTGAGAGAGGAGAGATATATATTAGTATCTCTCCTCTTTTTTATTTTATGGATATATTATGGAAATTAAAATCAAAGTTGAAGACTTGAAAGAGTATAGTCTGTTTGTAGCTACACCGATGTATGGTGGAATGGCACACGGTATGTACATGAAGTCATGCCTAGACTTGCAGAATATCATGAGTAAGTATGGCGTGGAAGTTAAGTTTTCATTCTTATTCAACGAGTCTCTAATTACCAGAGCTAGAAATTACTTAGTCGATGAATTCTTGCGTTCAGAGTGTACGCATATGCTTTTCATCGATTCAGATATTCACTACAATCCACAAGACGTTATTGCTCTGCTAGCTTTAGATAAAGATGTTATTGGTGGTCCTTACCCTAAAAAGTCCATCAATTGGAATAATGTGGCACTTGCAGCACGAAATAATCCTGATATGCCACCGCATGAACTAGAAGGACTTGTTGGTGAGTATGTGTTTAACGTAGTGAAAGGAACATCACAATTCTCTGTTACCGAACCTCTTGAGGTTTTAGAGATTGGAACCGGATTCATGTTGATTAAGCGTGAAGTTTTCAGCAAAATGTCAGAGGCATATCCTTTGATTCGTTATAAACCTGATCATGTCGGCCAAAAGAACTTTGATGGCACACGTTACATTCATGCATATTTTGATACTGTAATTGATTCTATTGACAGTATCACTGGTGGTGGTAGTGAACGATACTTGTCAGAAGATTATATGTTTTGTCAGATGTGGCGAAAAATTGGTGGACAAATCTTTCTATGTCCATGGATGAAGACGCAACATATTGGAAGTTACGCTTTCACAGGTAACATGGCATCTATCGCACAGTATACCGGGAAAATGTAATGTTGATCGGCGTGGTGGGATTCATTGGCAGTGGTAAAGGTACCGTAGGAGATTTCCTTCAGGATCACGGTTTTATACAAGATAGTTTTGCACGACCATTGAAGGACGCTGTTTCTATTATGTTTGGATGGCCTAGAGAACTTCTGGAAGGTGATACGGAGTTGTCTAGGCGCTGGCGTGAAGAACCTGATGTTTTCTGGAGTGAAAACTTCAAAAGAAGTTTCTCTCCTAGAGATGCCCTACAACTTATGGGTACTGAAGCTGGAAGAGAAGTTTTTCATCCTGATATCTGGGTAATTTCTCTATTGAATCGTGCCAGAGGTAAAGATGTTGTTATCACCGATGTCAGATTTCAGAATGAAATTAAATACATTCAAGAAAATGGTGGTATTGTTATAAGAGTAAAAAGAGGTGATGATCCTGTTTGGTTCGAGGACATGACTCTACTCAATACTGAATCTTCCCGTTTGAATTATATGGAAAAGTATAATGTTCACCGGTCGGAATGGGATTGGGCAGGTTGTGATTTCGATTACTTGATCGAAAATGATGGCAACATTGGTGATTTACGGAAGAAAATTGAAAATGTGTTGCAAAAACTTAAATAATGTGTTATATTATGATTTTACGGAGTAATTATGAAACTATCTACTGAAACAATTAATTTACTGAAGAACTTTTCTAATATTAATTCTGGTATTGTTTTTCGACCAGGTAATACTATTAAAACCATTTCTACCAACAAAAATATTCTTGCTGAAGCTACAATTAAAGAAACTATTCCTTGTGAATTTGGAGTCTATGACCTCAGTAAATTCATCAATGTTCTATCTTTGTATAAAGAAGAAGTTGATGTTGAATTTAAAGAACTCAGTGCTATAATTTCAGGCATGAGCGGCCGCAGTAATGTTGATTATCGTTTTTGTGCTGCAAAAATGATCAATGCTGCACCAGAAAAACCTGTTGCTATGCCTGAATCAGAAATCAATTTTGAGTTGACACAATCAGATTTTGATTGGATCATCCGCACGGCTTCTGTTCTTGGTTCACCTAACATCGCTGTTGTTTCTGATGGCTCCAAGATTGAACTGATGACTTATGATGCGAGTAATGACAGTGAATCTACCAATACTTTGAATGTGGGTGAGGGAACTGGTGATAAATTTAAAATGATCTTCAAAACAGAAGCTTTGAAACTTATCCCTGGAACTTATGAAGTGAAGATTTCTTCGAAAGGTGTATCACATTTCAAGAATAAGGATATTCCTATTCAATATTGGATTACGATTGAATCTGGATCGACATTCACTAAGGGTTAATTTTGTCTTTTTTTTATATTATGGAGTATGTGAATGTTAGAAAAACTTTTGTGGGTGGAAGCTTATAGGCCACAGACTATTAAAGATTGTATACTTCCTGAAAGGCTAAAGAAGCCTTTTCAGGAGTATGTTAATCAGAAAAATATTCCTAATTTGATTCTGAGTGGCGGCGCAGGTGTAGGTAAGACTACAGTTGCTAAAGCTTTGTGTGAAGAAGTCGGTTGTGATTACATGGTTATCAACGGTTCAGATGAATCTGGTATCGATGTCTTTCGTAACAAGATTAAGACATATGCTTCTAGTATGTCTTTTTCTGGTGGGCGAAAGGTCATTATTATCGATGAAGCTGATTACTTGAATCCCAATTCAACTCAACCAGCTTTACGTAATGCAATCGAAGAATTCTCAGACAATTGTTCCTTCATCTTTACTTGTAATTTCAAACAACGCATCATCGATCCTTTACACAGTCGATGTGCTGTGATTGATTTTGCATTGAAAGGTAATGAGAAGACACAGATGGCTGGTCAATTCTTTAAACGACTACAATCTATACTTAATAACGAAAATGTTGGATATGACGATAAGGTTCTAGTTGAACTTGTCAAGAAACACTTTCCAGACTTCCGCAGAACGATTAATGAATTGCAAAGATACTCTAAGTTTGGTAAGATTGATGTAAACATTCTTACACAAATTGGTGATGTAGCTATTACCGAGATTGTCAAGTTTCTGAGAGAGAAAGATTTCAGATCAATTCGTTCGTGGGTTGCTTCTAACGATGTTGATCCAACAACTCTGTATCGGAAATTATATGATGCTCTTTATGAAGTTTTGCAACCATCGAGTATTCCACAAGCTGTTATCATTCTCGCAGATTATCAATATAAACAGGCGTTTGTTGCTGATCCAGAAATCAATACGGTCGCTTGCTTAACTGAATTGATGGTAGGATGTGAGTTCAAATGAATTGGTTAAATTGGATTAAAAATGATTTCGAATCTCATCCATTCCGGTTTTGTGTCGAGTGTGTTGCTTGGATTTTTAGCATATCTTGCTCAATCATCCTGGCAATCACCGTCAAAGACCCCGCATTTTATATTCTTTATCCTTTATGGATATCTGGTTGTATTATGTACGCTTGGGCTGCATGGACTCGCAAGTCATTTGGTATGCTTGTCAACTACTTCTTGTTAGCTTCTATTGATGTGATAGGATTTGTGAGGTATTTGGTGTGATTGAATTAGTTCAAGTTGTAAATCAAGAACAGAAAAATCTTGTCAAATGGATTATAGAAAACCACCACTCATATGTTCCATCAAACTCTTCTGTTGGACGAAGAATTGATTGGTTAATTTTTACACATGATTCATCACCTTTACCTAAATGTATCGGTATGATAGGATTGGGTTCATCGGTTTATCCTCCACCGAAAGATATTTTGAATTACTTGGATATATCGAAACAACAATATAAATTAATTTTCAATAATATTGCTAATAATTGGAGATTTTGTATGACACAATCTGTGAAGAACGCTGGTACTCAAATTTTGAAGCAACTTAGGCAGAAAGCTCCAAAAGCATGGAAAGATAAGTATGGTGATGAACTGACACACATTATTACTTTTGTTGGTGCTGGTAAGAATGGATCTGTATATTTAGCTGATAATTGGATAAATATTGGCCAAACTTCAGGACTACCAAAACATAAGTCATCGTCTATGAAGTGGAATACAAGTGAACAACTCAAAGAACTGTTTGTTAAACCGACTGGTGAAAACAAGAAGATTATATTGGTTAAAAAATTATGAGTAATCCATTCGACTATGTAAATCAAATCATGCAAGGTAAAAAAGACCTTATTGTAGATGATATTACTGAAAAGGCCTATGTTCCATTCCTGATCAACAAGGCGTTATCTTATCAAAACGATTGCATATTGTTTGCAAATGAGATGAATCGTCGGCATTTCATTGATAATAAACTACAAAATGATTACCTTATAAATACTGTTAGGTCTAAGAAACGACCTTTCTCTAAGTGGACAAAATCTGAAAAGAGTGAAGATATAGAATGTGTCAAAACTTTTTATGGATTTTCTAAAACGAAGGCTCGTGAAGCGTTGCGTATACTTAGTGATGAAGATATCCAAAAAATAAAAGAAAAAACCGATATCGGTGGTTGAAGGATTTTAAATGTATGATTTGTCAAATTTTGTTGAGATAAAACTTATAGAGCATGATGATTTTTTGAAGGTGAAAGAAACTCTTACGAGAATAGGAGTTTCTTCTCGTAAAGAACGAATTCTGTATCAGTCTTGTCATATTCTACACAAACAAGGACATTATTATCTGGTACATTTCAAAGAAATGTTTGCATTAGATGGTAAACCTTCCAACATTTCCGAGAATGATATACAGAGAAGAAATGCAATTGCGACTCTTTTAGAGGAATGGGGATTGGTAGAAATATTGAATCCTCTAATCATGTTGAATAATATAGCTCCTATACATCAAATTAAGATCATTTCTTATAAAGAAAAAGATGAATGGGAGTTAGTAAGCAAATATAATATGGGAAAAAAGAAAGATAATTATTAATTCTGGATGATTTATATGAAAATTTTACAATTGCGAAATGTATATACGGGAGAAGTTGTTCTCTGTGAGGATATAAATGATGTAATTGAAGGAAACGGAATAAGTTTCATCAGAGTTTTCAGAGAAGAATATCCACACAGAACTTTTTTAGTAAATAAAGAAGCGTTCAAAGTTTTACCTGAACGCTAAGGTGTCCACCTTAGGATCCGTTCTGTTGCTACGGTAAAAGGCGTCCGAGAAATTTCACTGGCATTCGTTAATTGCCGCTGGATAAAGTAACCAGCATTCTACGCCTAATGGGTAGAAATTTTAACTCGCTTAACAAGGAGATTTAACATGTCTTTAACTTTTAGAAGTCCAAACTTTGTTGGTTTTGATCGTCTCTTAGATACTTTTGATACGATCGCCAATACACACAGTACATCTTTCCCACATCACAATATTGTCCGAGAAGGAAATAAGTATACAGTAGAACTTGCTGTTGCTGGATTTTCCGATAAGGATATCGATATCGAGGTTGAGAAGAATGTATTACACATCAGAGGTAATATCTCGAAGCAAGAACCTAATGATAAGGTGGAGTATTTGCATAGAGGTATAGCCAACCGATCATTTCATAAATTAGTGCAGTTATATGATACAATTGAAGTGACTGGTGCCGACTTGAATAACGGTATACTTACCGTAAGTCTCGAAAACATTATTCCCGAGGAAAAGAAGGCAAAAAAGATTCCTTTGGGTAGTGTTGGCAATAAACAACAATTATTGAATGAGTAATATTTAATAATTGACCTTCGGTGTTTTTTATGTTATAATGTATTATTGATTATGGAGATATTATGAGAGTAGCTGTTGCATCAGATTTGCATCTTGAATTTGGTAACATTGAACTAAAAAACACCGAAAATGCTGACG